GTGTGCCGCTGCTGAACCAGACTCTGCCTGCTCTATATATGGAAATCAAGACGACAGATGTCCTCTTTATAAGTCTTGGCTACTTAAGAAAAAATCTGCTTATGATGTCAAAATGGCTTTGCCTTTAGAAAAACATAGAGAGCAAGTTAATGAAGTAGAGGTTTCTCCAGCAGATATAGAACTTGGCATATTAAAATTAAACAAAAAACTTAAAGAGATTTTAAAGCCTAACGAATGGATAGTGTACGAAGGGTTCTACATGATGAACAAAACAGAGTCAGAGATAGCAGAAACTCTTAATTTTAAAACCACAGAAAAAAACAGAACCCCCGGTTACAAACAAATAAAGAATATACAAAAGTCTATTTTAACTAAAGCTAGAAAAATTTTAGAAAAGAATGATTTAGATTGGATATGATTGATATTCCTGAATTAAAAAATACTGTCAAGATAAGTAGCGAAGGCTATATAGAAAACTTTTCACCGCAAGACGCAGAAAGGGTGATGGATAGTATTATTAGTAGATCTTTAAGGTACCCCACTACTCACAAAAGCATAACTGACAAAAAACGAGAGGCAACAGAACTAAGGGAGAAAGGTTGGCTAAAGTTAGAAGGAGCCTTAAATAATAAAATAGATTTAATTGATACGATTAGTGAAAGACTTAATAATATATTAGACGGAGGAAAAATAGAATTTGATTCTGAGCTAGGCAGGCAAGTTGGCGAGCAGGGTTGTAATATACTTAACCAGTCTGAAGCTAGAAACAATCAATTATTTTTGTCTGTACCTGAGCCGCTTTATAATGTTCCTGAAATATCGGATATAATTTTTGATAAGACTTTAGTTGGGGTTGCTAAATCTTTTTTCGAGTGTACTCCTGCTATTGGTACTTTAAATCTTAGAAAGAGTTTTGTTAACGATCTTAATGCGGACGGAACAACTTTATACCATGTTGATCCTAACTCGCCTTATTTCTTTAAGGCTTTTGTTTATTTAAAAGACGTGGACAATGTAGAAGATGGACCTTTTACTTACGTTGAGGGTAGCGTAGATAACAAACCTGATAACTTACTAGAAAAATATAGATGGCAAGACAATGAAATAGAAAATTTTTACGGCAAGAATAAGATAAAACATTTGACGGCCAAAAAGGGAGACGTTGTGTTTGCTATGACCACTGGTTTTCACAAAGGCCAGAAATGTGTTAGCAAAGATAGAGAACTCCTGACTATAGATTACGTTTGTCATCCTGACAGTTGGGATATTAAAAAATCTATGCTAATTAAGAGAGATACTTTTTTAAACTTACAAAAAGAAGATATACCTTTAACAGACTTTTTAAAAATAAGAGTATGAATGATCTAACATTAACAAATGAACAAAAATTTGCGTTGACCTCTGTAAGAGATAGCTTTCTAGCTGGAGAAGATGTAGATATATCATTAATGCATTTAATACAGGATGTAGCAGGCTTCAAAGGTAAGGATGGCAGAAGTAAGGAAGGTAGAGCTGTAAAAGCTTATCTTAGTGAAATAGATTTTAACGCAATACCAGCAAGTGAGTATCAAAAAGTAGAAAAGCCAGAATTATCCGAAGAGCAGAAAGAGTTTATTGGAAACCATAGAGGCACAATGAAATATGTTGAGATGTCTCGTATAATTTTCGGAGACGAGACCTTAACAAGTTTAAGCGCCGAGACTAGAATGGTTACAGACTATTGCAAAAGTTTAGAAGGCCAAGACTTTGAAACGCCAGAAGAAGATCAGGAGAGGTTTGAATACAAGCCACCTAAACATCCGGACAGAGTACTGAGTAGAGTTAATAAGTTTATTCATGACAGTGGAATAGATAAAGATAAAATAACCCCAAGACAGAAAAAGAATTTAGAAAAGTTAATGGGTTATCTTCATACTTTTAGGTTTGTTCATCAGATAAGTAACTACGAACATGAGACAGAAAGAGATTTGTTTGAATCTTCTTTTGTTAGATACACACATGATAAGGCAGATTTAACACAAGAAGAAGTTGATCAATACATAGTCTTATCTGGAGAGGTGGTTATAGCGTCTAATATCCAGAGAAGAGTTGGTCGGCTTCAGAGGCTACTTGATGATACAGCTAATGACAATGAGGGCAGAAGAATCTCTATGAGTTTGGTAGAGGCTATAAGCACAGCTCAAAATGAATACAACTCTTGCGTGAACAGACAGCATAAACTATTAAGTGATTTAAAACAAAAAAGAAGCGACAGACTAAGCAAACAAGTTCAAGAAAATGCCAGCATACTCAACTTGGTAGAAACTTGGAAGGAAGAACAAAGCCGTAAGGAGCTCATAAAGATGGCGGAGCTTAGAAAGAAAGCTGTTAAAGATGAGGTTGATAATCTTACAACCATTGATGATGTAAAGGCTAGAATATTTGGCCTGTCAGAGGAGGAAGCAATAAATGGATAAACCGCTCAGTGAATGTATGAAGATGGAGTATGTCTGCAAGATAGACGGAGAAAAGTTCGATACCGAAAAGAAGCTTCACATGCATCTTCGTAAACATAAAATGCGTATGGCTGAATACTATCAAAAGTATTACCCAAGAAGAGACTTACTTACTGGAGACTTAATTAAATTTAAAAATAAAGCTCATTATTTTGCTAACTATTTTAATTCTAGACCTAATATGAAAAAGTATTTAGAGTCTGCTTCTGAAGAGGATGCTAGAAAGTTTTGTGTACAAGTTATTAAAGATAGAATGGAGAGAAGAAAAATTAAATATTCTCCCACTCAAGTAGAGTTGCGTTCTTCAATGATGCCGCCTATATTTTATTATCAAAAACTTTTTGGTAACTATTATGATCTGTGTTGGGATCTTGGGCTATTGAAAAGATTTGATAAGCTACCTAAAGATGAGATAAAAGAAAATATAGAAGAGGGTTATGAAATTGTAGTTGATACGAGAGAACAAAAACCTTTGAATATCAATTATGGAACTAGGAGAGAAGGTTTAAAATTTGCAGACTACTGGCTCGATAAAGAAGGAAACAAGTGCTACGTAGAAAGGAAAGAGACTAAAGATTTCATAGGTACATTTACCGGGGGCTGCGATAGATTTTCCAGAGAGCTAGAAAGAGCAAAAGAGCAAAACGCTTATGTTGTTGTAGTTGTAGAAAACTCTTTAGATAATATGATGAAGTTCAACTACCTAAAATACATTACCAAGAAAGTCCAAGTGACCCCTGAATATGTAATGAGGAATGTCAGAGATATTATACAAAATCATGACAACGTACAATTTTTATTTGCTAAAGGAAGAACAGAAGCAACACGATTAACTAGAAAACTTTTTTTCTGCGGGGATGATTATAAAGACTTAGACTTGCAGTTAGCTTACGATCTTAAGTTACTATAATGTGGTCAAGTCCTGAAAAATACGAAAGAGAAGTCGAAGATGTCAATGCTAGATTAGCTAAGATCGAAGGCTTCCTTGAAGAAAAAGAAGCTCGCAGCACTCTCGCTCAATTCTTAAGAAATAATTTATTTTTCACTACTTATTTATTAACTGGTATAAAACTAGCCCCATTTCAAGAGATAACTCTAAGGGGCATGTTTAATCGTAACTTCAGTATGTGTGTTTGGGGTCGTGGCTGCGGCAAATCTTTCATAGCTTCGGTTTATTGTTTTCTGCAATGTATATTTGAACCAAACACTAAGATACTTATAGCTGGCCCTACTTTTCGTACAGCAAGATTTATATTCAACAATATAGAGAAGATGGTAGAGACCAAAGAGGCTACTCTTCTCGCTCAAGCTTTTGGAGCAAAGGCCAAAAGAAATGATCAATACGAATGGAAGATAAACGGAGGCACTATAACCGCCATTCCTTTGAGTGGAGAAAAGATTCGTGGTTTTCGTGCTAATATACTTGTTCTTGACGAGTATCTGCTATTGCCGGAAGATATAATTAGAAATGTACTTATGCCATTCCTTGTCGCGCCTCAAGATATGAAGCGCAGAATGGAGATAAAAGAAATAGAAGATAAGCTAGTAGCGGACGGGGTTATAAAAGAAGAAGAGAGGACTAAGTTCGAAAATAAATCTAAGATGATAGCTTTGTCTTCTGCTAGTTATACTTTTGAAAATCTTTATAAGACCTATCAAGAGTGGGTCAATAAAATTCAGTCAAATGAAGAGGTGGGGGATGCTAAGTACTTTGTTTCTCAGATGGGATACGAAGCCTTGCCGGAAGAGATGATAGATAGGACTATCATCGAGGAAGCTCAAGAAGGAGGCTCTTCTCATTTTTCTTTTCAGCGGGAATATTGCGCCCAGTTCACTGATGGAAGTGACAGCTATTTCAGCGCAAAGAAGATGGAGCTTTGCACTCTAAAAGGAGAAGAAGAACCTTGTACCTTAATGGTGGGAAGATCAGGAAAGCGTTATGTTTTGGGTATTGACCCTAACATGAGCGACAGTCCTACCGCTGATTATTTTGCTATGTCTGTAATGGAGATAGATGATAGCACGGGTCAAGGCACTCTGGTACATACATACGCTGGGCTGGGTAGTTTAAATAAACATGTAAAATATTTAGCTTATATTCTTCAGGCTTTTAATATTGTTTTTATATGTCTTGATAATGCTGGCTCTGATACATATTTAGATAGTTGTAATGAATCTCAATTTTTTAAAGATGCAGGTATTAACTTAAAGACTATACCTTTAAACTCTGATGCAGAAGGTGTAGAGTATCAAAAAACTTTAAAGCAAGCTAAGCAAAAATACAATCAAGAAAATTATCAAATTTGTTTTAATCAAGTATTTACTAGTAATTTTAT